CGGCGGCCTGTATTTTTGCAGACCCAGGTGCCGGTGAGCGGCCAGCCGCCGGGCAGGTAGTCGGCCTGGGTAATGCTCTCCAGGCAATGGGGGCAGACATGGTGCACGCTGGCGGGTTGGCCTTTGACCCATTTGAAGCCGTAGGGCAGCTCTTTGCTGCCCCAGACGAGCGGGTGCTCTGCGCTGCAGTGCGGGCATTCGATGTGGTACTGGACGTAGGCGTCGGATTCTTCGCAGGCGCGCTCCACATGGCACATGCCTTTGACGCGGGGCGTGCTGCCGCCGACGAACTTGGGGTATGGCGCGCCTTCCAGCCGGCCCTTGGCCAGGCTGCCAGGGTCGCCGGATTTTTCGATGCTCTGGTCGAAGGCGCTCCATTCGTCGAGGATGGAGACGGCCACGGTGATGCGGCGGTAGGCCCGCGCGGCCTTGCCGCCCAGCAGGTGCAGTACGCTGTCGCGAAAGGGTTTGTATTTGATGGTGTCCTCCACCCCCTTGCCCTGGCGGCGCGCGGCCTGCACGGCGGCCACGCCGTCGAGCACGGGCTCGATCTCGCTTTTGACGTAGCTGTCTCGGTCGTCGTCGGTGGGCTGCCACAGCGCCTGTTTGCGGCGGCGGTGGGCGATGTTGTAGGCGACGAAGGCGGTGATCATCTTGGTATAGCCCACGCGCTTGCTCTTTTTGACGGCCAGTTCTTCCACACGGTCGTCGCTCATGAAGTCGAGAATGCCGAGCTGAAAGGGCCAGCCGACCCAGCCGCCCTTCTGGTGGCTGGATTCGCCAGCCAGCAGAAAGTGCTCTGCCGCCCATTCGCTAAGGGTTTGCGGTGCATCGGCCCGCAGGCTGGACAGGCCCAGCGCATTGGCAGCCTGGATGGCGGCCATGGCTTCGGGGCTGAGGGGTGCGCTCATGCGGCGTCGCCCTCCTCTGCGCTGCCTGCTCTGATATCAAATGCTGCGGTCTCGTCTGCGTCGAGCTGCGCCATGGCTTCGACCTCTTTGTTGACCAGCTGGGAGGTGGAGCGGATCCATTCGTTGCGCGCGTCGGCCATGATGCGCAGCACGATCAGCAGCACCTCTTGCGGCAGATCCGGGCAGGCCTTGCGCACCTGGCCTTCGAACTGGTCCATGCGATCGACAATGGCCGAGCTGGCCAGCCCGAGCACGTCGGCCAGAATGCCGATGGGCGCGAACTCACCACGGGCGACGGCGTTCTTCAGCTCCTGCGCCTCGCGCTGGGCCTTGGCCAGGCCGGCGCGTTCTTGGACCAGGTCGAGGCCGCCCAGCTCGCCGCTCATGCGCCCGGCCGCAACTTCACGCAGGCGGTTGCAGTAGGCGGTGAGCAGCTCGGCCCAGGTGCCGCCGGTGGGTAGCTTGCCATCGGCCATGAGGGCGCTGACGTTCTGCTGAGACACTCCGATAACGCTAGCAAACTCCGCTTGTGTGGGGCGGGCTTCAAGCTCAATCATCCTCACAATACAACCCCCTTAGGAAACTCACGAAACAGTCCGACAACGCGGCTCGAATTACCCGCTTCAGAGGCTCGGCGGAAGGACCCGCGACCCTCACCCTGCCTATTTTTTGTGCAGTGCATCAAACCTTCACCTCCAGGCCCAGGGCCATGCGTGCGGACTTGCCGGCGTAGTACGAGATGCTGGTGTCGCCACCCTCCATGCGGGCCACGATGCGGCGTGCCCAATCCTTGCCATCGTTGCGCTCCTGCAGGTTGACCTTCACAGGCGGAGCGGCCACTGGCACGGGCAATGCAGGCAGGCCCTGCTGCTGGGCATAGGTCTGGCGCGGCATGACTGCATCGCACATCTGCTCGAACTGCGGCAGATTGGGCGGGAAGTCGGGGTGCTCTGCGGCCAGGCGAGCAGCCGCGGCCTCCACCACGACGCCCGAGAAGCGCGACAGCTTGGCATCCCAGACCTTCATGGCCGAGATGGTCCCCTTGTCGTGCTTGCCAGCCATCTGGCCCGTGGCGAACTTGCTGGTGAACAGGCTGCCGTATGAGCCGTGCAGCAGCATGAACAGCTTGCGAATCACAAGGCTGACCGCCTGCAGCGTGGCCTCTGCAGCCTCCTCGGCCGGATCGCGATAGGCCTGCGGATCTCGCATGGCGTGGTCTGCAAGACTGGCAACATTCCTCATTCCCAAACTCCGTCGAAGATGGCTGCTGCTGCACCAGCATGCTTGTGAGTGTTGGCTGGCTGACGGCCACCACTGCGGCGACCCGCCTCAGGTGCCATGTCGGGCTTGAACAAACCCTGCCAACCAGCAATGGCGGCGTTCTCCAGCGCTGCTGCGTGGTCCACGCCCTCGCGTCGCCAGGCATCGAGCTTGTCCACCGCCATCTGCTTTTGCGCATCGGTCGCCTTTTTGCGTTTGGCACAGGAATGCCAGGCATCCCAGTGAGCCCGGTTGATCCAGTCCGGAACGACAAAGGTCGGCGCGGTCACGCGCTTGTCTTTTGGTTCTTGACGGTTCAATTGATGGTTCATTGATGGTTTGGGTGCAGCTGCTGCGGGGGTGGGGTGCAGCTCCTGCGGGGGTACCCCCGCAGCTGGTGCGGGACTGGGTGCAGCTGGTGCGGGGCGCATTTCCTGCGGGGGTGCATATGCTGCGGGGGTCAGCTGGTACACGGTTGAGGTGCCGCTGCGCTCACTGGTGCGCAAAATCCCAGCAGCCGCCAGCCACTTGATCGCACCCTGCACCGCCCGTTCGGACAGGCAGGTGCGCACCGTGATGGTTTTGACAGACGGCCAGCAATAGCCATCGTCATTGGCCTGATCCGCCAGCGATATCAGAACTGCCTTTTGCGCTGCCGACATGCCCTGCATAGGCCAGCAGGCCGACATGATGATCGTGCTCATACTCTTCTCTCTATCAGGCCAAAGTCACTTGGCGCGCCTTGCAGCGCACAGGCATCACGTCACGCTGGCGCGGCGACAGGCTGCAGCGGCGCGCAGTGCCCTCCTCCAGCCGTCCGGCGGCCAGCAGGGCATTGACGGTGCTGGCCACGCTGCACAGCTCCAGCCACTCGCCCGTCTGGGTGTTGTGGTAGTCGCGCAGCTCGCGCCGGCTCATGTCGCGCACGCCGTGCTGGTGGGCATGGCGCAGCGACTCGTACAGGCGCTCGTGCAAACGGCGGCGCGTTTCGTTGCCCAGAGCGCCAAACGCCTCGGCGCTGGTGTCGCGCCCAGTCACTACGGGTTGGGATTGCTGCATGGTCAAACCTCCTGATATCTGCACAGGCGGCTGCGCGCCTGCGCTCAAATTCGTTGCTGGGTTCATGGAAGTCATACGCCTGCGGCCTCACGCAAGCGGTAGCGGATACGGCGCTCCAGGTAGGCCGTGGCGTCAGCGCGCTTGGCCACCTTGTCCATGTCAAAGCGCGGCAGGTAGCCACGGCCCGGCCGCACAAACATCAGCACCGGGCGCACATCGGCACCGCCTGTGCCGCTGGCCGCCCAGATGCCCGGGGCCAGGTGTGCAGTGCGCTCGTCCTGCTCGCCCTTCTGGGTGATGCGCGGGCCGCCACGCGTCTTGCCGTAGGTCACGAAATAGCGCCGGCCCGCCTGCTTCTTGGTGCCGCGGTGCACGCGCAGGTAGCCCTTGGCGCTCATGTTGGCCTTGTAGCCCTGCTCGCCAAACGCCTGGAAGTAGCTGATCAGCTGCACCAGAAACGGCCCTCGCAAGTTGCCCTTGCCGTCATCGCTGCCGGGGTAAGGGCCACCTCTGGCCTCATCGGGTATAGCCGTCTGATATCCGGCAGGCAGGATGCCCGCACGCTTGAGCGCCACCTCGCTGCGCTTGTCGCGCCGGCGGCCGCCCCAGGTCTGGGCATCCAGAATCTTTTGCGGATCGATCCCCTTGCCGCCCATATAGGTCGGCTCGATCGTCACGCTCAGCTTGGCGGCCGTGGCCATTCGCACAAACGGGCTGCGCAGGATGTAATCCGTAGGCCGGTCGAACACCGCGCGCATCTCGTCCTGCATGGCGCGGCGGATCTCAAAGCCCGTATCGTTCAGCGCCTTGGCATAGGCCTTGGCGGCCTGTGCGCCCGTCAGGCCGTGGATCTGCCGCAGCAGCTCCGCCTGGTTCAGCACCCGCGCGCTCAGCTGGATATGCATATCAGCCCTCCTCCACCGGCGCCGGCACGCGCGCTGCCGCCGTGGCCAGCAGCTGGTTCAAGGCAGATATCAGCTCGTTGTAGCGGTACTGCAGCCGCTTGATCTCGTTGCGGCTCACCATGGCCTTGCCGCCACGAAAGGCGTCTGCCGCTGCGGATGTGAACTCGCCCACCTCCTGCTGCAAGGCCACAAACGCCTCCACCGGGTCGCCCGCGGCCTGGTCCGGCAAAGCGGGCACGCAGGTGTAGCCCAGGGCCGCCGCCATGGCATGAAGAATTGCCGGGTTGCCCGACATCACCTGCAGCGCCACAGACTCGCGCAGCGTCAGGTGGTGCGTCGTGTTGTTCGGGTTCAGCTTGTTTTGCAGCGTATTGGCGCTCACGCCCATGCGCTCGGCCAGCACGCGCACGCCGCCCGGGTGGTTGTGTGCGATCAGGTATGCCGCATCCGTTACATCGGCAGGCATCCGCATGTCGTTTTGGCGGCCTGCTTCGCCATTGTTTGCGCGGGGAGGGAAAGAGACACTGCTTCTCATGACCACACCTCACTTCTCAGGCGCATCACTGACGGCCGCCGCGCAGACAGCCAAGCAGACCCCCATCGTCCCCACACCCGAATGGGCCCACGCCATGGAGCTGCTGCTGCAGCAAATCGTCTTCGTCCTAGACGTCGAAGGCCGCGACAGCTTCACCACCCGCAAAGTCGCCCGCTGGAACAACCAGTGCATCCATGAAATGCTGCGCACCGGCAGCGTGCCCCTGCCCGTGATCGAAGAGCTGCAGCGCGTGGCCGTGCGGGTGCTGACGTGAGGCTTCAGGGTCGAAATGAAACCGCCCTTGTTCTTGGATACGATGGCTGTGCAAAAACAGCCAAGACATCTAAAGAGAGAGGGCATCAATGGACGTATCAGCACTGGTCAGCTCCATCACTGGAGCTGCTCAACTTACCCGGCTGCTTGTCGACGAGCGCGATCGCCAGAAAACGGCGACCATCCAGATCGACCTCACGAACAAAATCGCTGAGGCACAAATTCAGCTCATGCAGGTACTCGGCACCATCATCGAAAAAGATGGGCTTATCCAGACCCTTTCCGAGCGCGTGCGAAAGCTGGAGGCCGATCAGAACGAGCAAGCTCGTTACCAACTTCGTAAAGTGGGCACTGTCGGGGATTTCTTTGCATATGAGCTCCGCGTTGCCGCC